GGTAATAGCTGACTAATAGAGGTTTTAATGTTGGGCTTATCAATATCGTCAGGCACGTACATACACAACTCACCGCTCTCTTTGTTCAACACCAAGAACCCGCCATTGTCAGTACCTTCTGCCGCCTCGTAGCCCGCAAGCTGACCAAGGTATCCGAAAGGATCGTCTTGTGATAAGCGTCCGTCCTTGAACTTGTTAAACGCAAAGCGAGATGCGGTCTTAACATCCACCACTTCGCCATTTATCTTACAGTCCATGTGGCCTACGATGCCTTTAACTTCAACTTCTTTTTGCTCGTCTGTTACTTTGTGACCGGACATCCGAACAAGCATCAACACAATCTCTTCAAGCAAGTGGCCGTACAGGAACTTGATTTGTGTTGGCCCATCAATACCGCCACGCCCCGCAGGGTCACGCTTCTCATACCACAACTGACGCGATGGTTTTCCTACATTAGACATACGAACCGTGAAGTCTTTGTTGCGATCAGAAGGAACTGCCCAAGACATCAGAGCTTCTTTAATTCCAACAAGAGTGTTGTCAATATCTTCTTCTGTTAGCGGCAAGGGCTTACCGTCTGATAGTCCTTCAAGGTGTTTGTAGATGTCTTCTATTAATGTATTTAATTTTTTCATAGTGTTATCGGAAACTCCTCTATAATTTGTTGGGCAGTATTTCTATCTGTCTTAAACCATTCTCCGTTGTATTCTTTAACAACCTTTTTAAGTTTGTTCATGGTTTTTGTTTCTGCTTTTCTTCTGTCGTTAAATCTTCTTACATACAATAAGCGATAGTCTCTGTGTGGACTGCTTGTTTGATAACTATTACATCTATCTTCTGCATCAATAGCCATTCCAATCTTGAGCCAACCATCAAAAGAAGGATTAGCTATTATATATACATAACCTTCTTTAGTTTTTGCATATCCTTTTAAAGCTGAGAAAGCCGCGCCTTCAAAAGTTTTAAAGTTGCCTGCCTTGTACAAAGGATGAGACTTAGGCACGTACTTGCCGTTTACATACATTCTATTTGGATTATTGTTTGTATTGTTGTTTTTACTACACTTAATACATTGTGTTCTGTTCACGTTTTTCCATGATAAAGACCAATTAGTATCTGTTAATTCTACACCACAAGTATTACAACTTTCTTTAGTGTGTTTCACTCCAGTTCTCCCCGACTTTATAGTCTCCGTCCAGTGGACAATTTAAATTAAACATACACCCTGCTTCTTTAATGGCGTTAACACCTAGCTTACCAACCTCTACTGCATCATCAAGGTGGCATTCTATCTGCCATTCATCGTGTACGTTAGCTACAAACTTAGCATCGTATCCGTGGTTCTTTATCTTCTCGTCTAGTATTATTAACGCTTTCTTCATTACTATTGCGCCTGCTCCCTGCAACAACGTATTTAAGGCCGCGTGTTCTGAGCGCACCGTAAGCTTACGTCCGTCTAGTGCTTTAACGAATCCGCTTGAAGCTTCTCTTTGTACTCTGTCTGTAAGCTTTTTAAATGATGGGAGATTATCAAAGAAGCGTTGTCTAAGTCCTTTCCCAACCGCTCTACCTCGTCCAACCACAGACCCAAGCTTTGCATCTCCTGCTCCGTATAGGAGGGCATAGATAAAAGTTTTCGCCTGACTTCTTGATTCAAGTTCAGCAAGGCGCTGATTAGCGGTGTGTATATCTCCGTTAAGTATTTCATTAGTATAGCCCTCATCGTTTAAGTAATGTGCAAGCATCCTAAGTTCTAAGCCTGAAGCATCAATCCCTACCAAACGATAGTCCTTTGGAACAGTCCAACAAGATCGGCAATCTTCGCCGAACGGTGACGAACTACTAGGAATCTGAGCCATGTTAGGATGTGAATGTGTCATACGCGATGTCACTGCACCGTTAGGATTGACGTACCCATGAACCCTGCCAGTGTCTTCGTTGAGTTCCTTGATCCAACTCTTAGTTTGAGCCAAGCGTTTCTGCAACATAAGATACTTAGCAATCAATGCGGCCTGCGGTATGTTCCTAACTTTATTTAAAGTTGACTCATCTACAATGGGTTGACCTGTAGGTGTATGCTTCTGAGGCTTCCAACCAAAACGAATTAGGTACTCGCCAATCTGCTTGCGTGACCCTAAGTTAAAAGGCGTTTCAGTTTTACGTGCGATAGGCTTAGAGTCCATGTCACAAAGTATACGTTCATACTCTTCGTCTGTTAGCCGTGTGCCTTTACCGTGCTGATCGGTTGCTGTCTTAGCTACTGCACCTGTCGCTGTGAACTTAGGTGTCAGTATCTGAGTAGTGACCACAGGCCGAAACTCTTCGTGAACCTCCTGCTCTAGATCGTGTAGCTTGGTTTCAAACATAGCCACTAAACCCATAACTTTCTTAAGGTCTAAGACAAAGCCGTTGGTGCGTTGCTGATCAATGATCTTAGCTACTGCGTGTTCTATCTGCACTGACTGTGGCGTGAACCCACGGCTCTCAAGCTTGAGTGCTTCATAGACTTTAGTATTAAGCAACACATCGTTCTTACAGTACTCTAACATCTCTGGAGTATACTGCTCCCATGCATCTTCCTGATCACCAAAGTCTCCTTTCTTAAAACCTAGACGATAGCCCCAACCTTCAAGTCCGTGGTTGCCTTCGCGTGTTGGCTTGAAGAGTCGTGATAGCACTAAGGTATCTACAATCTTCTTGTCAAACAAATCAATTCCGGCAACCTTTTTAATTGCAGGGATGTCATAGCCTATCAGGTTGTGGCCGATCAGTTTAGTTGCAGAGCGCAGTAGTCCGTAGCCTTGCTCTAGTTGCGTGTTGTCGAACGTAAACACATCCTTTGTATCAACGTCTTGTGCCACGATACAATGTATCTTCGTGGGGTCTAAGCCGTCTGCTTCTATATCAAATACTAAGTTACTCATTTTCTTTTGCCTTTATTGTTTTAAGCTAGTGCCTTTTATTTGGTTCTCTAGGCTTGTTATTACTTGTAGGTTTGTTTCAACATGAAGACCGCTAACTAATTTTCCTCGTAGAGGATAGTAATGGTCAACTTCGTGTCGAACCCCTGTAACTTTTGTAAGGTGTCGAGCCTTTGCGTATATAGCTTCTATAGCTTCAAGATCAGACCACTCCATTGTACGCTGTTTCACAGCGGCTCTGCGCTCAGCTTTTTTGATGGTGTTTTGTTCTGGATTAGCTTTATTCCAAGCCTTACTATTAGCCTTGCACCTATCTGGATGGGCTTTTCTCCAAGCCTTAGCGTATGCAATACTCTTTTCTCTATTAGCCTCATACCAAGAAGACCGTGTTAGCCTTGCTTTTTCTACGTTAGCTTTGTACCAAGCACTACTCTTAGATAAAGTGCATACCTTACACATATAGGCGTGTCCATCCTTGGCATTAGTTTGTTTATAAAAATCCGTAAGCTCCTTAACCTCCCCGCACTTGTTACACTTCTTACTCATATTATATCTCCGTCAAACTGAGCCGCGTCATAATCATCTAACTCTCGTAGCCGCCCTGTCGCGCCATCATACAACAGGTTAGTAGCAACGCCAACATCTCCAGTGTACCTAGACTTCAGCACCCTGACCTTGGTGGTCGATGCCTCTATCTCATCGTCTGATTGTTGGTTGCGTTCAAGGCTGATAACACAATCACTTAGCTGAGCAATACTCTGGCTACCTCTAAGGTGATTAAGCCCTGTCTCGATGCCGTTCTCGTGGCCTCTATTGCCCTCAACCCTGCGGAGGTGTGACACTAGTATCATACCACAGCCTGTCTCCTCTACCATAGTCCTGAGTCGATGCATGATCTGGTCGATAGCTTTACGCTCGTCATTCTCAAGGGTTGATAGAACTAACATATGAAGGTGGTCAACTACAATCCATTTACAATCTAGACCTATAATCATGTAGCGTAGCTTACTGAAGATGTCTTCAAGGTTATTGACTCCGTGGTGTGCGTGAATCCAAACGCGCCCCTCGTTCTGGCCCATAAACACTTTCTTAAAGCACTCGTCTAGTTGTTCCTCCGTGTACTGAGACTTAACACTGTCAAGGTGTATCTTAGCGTTAGCCTCGACTGCCATGATACCTTCGGCAGTGCGTGACCAGTTCTCTTCAAGAGCCACAACGCCTACATTATCTTCGGTGTTTTCAATCAACCAGTGTTCGATCTCACGAGTGACAGAAGACTTGCCAAGACCAGTACCGCCTGTAAGTGTGACTAACTCACCCGCCCTAAGACCTTCTAGCTTTTTATTTAAGCCGCGCCAAGGATATGGTATAGCTGTTTTCTTTTCTGTCCGTAACTTTTGATAGGCTTTAAACTGTTCGGATAGATTCAACACGCCAGAAGGCGTATAGATTTTAGCGTCCCAGAAAGCACTGACGTATGCCGCGTGTCTACCTTGGCGTAACATATCGTTAGCATCTTTGTAGTCTACAGGCAGTGTCATGATCTTAGCTTTCTTAGGTGTCAGTAGTTTGGCTACGGCCTGAGCCGCTTCTTTACCATGCTTATCGTTATCAAAGTTAATGACTACACAATCAAAAGACTCAAGGTACTCAAGGCTATTCTTAACATCAGCAACGCCTCCTTGTGCGCCTGATTTTATAGAAACGACAGGCCACTTAGAACCAAGTAGCTCGTAAGCGGCCATGCCATCGCATTCACCCTCTGTTAAAGTTATAAAATTACCGCCTGCTTTAAACAGATTTTCTCCAAACAACCCTACCTCTTTTGGACTTCCTGTCCACGCAAACTCTTTGTTCTGTTTACGTATCTTAGTTCCTGACAACTCGTGTCCGTTGTAGTAGGGGTAGTAGTGCTTGTCTATCTTGCCGTTCAGTGTTGTTGATTTGACTCCGTACTTCTTAGCTGTAGCTAAGCTTATCTTGCGGTCAGTCAATTCATTAAACGTAGCTGTAGAACTGTTATTCATCTTGCTGTTCCTTCGATGTATTTCAAACTCCGTTTCTACATCATCATCTTGTTGCACTTCCGCTGTGCTATAGTTTGGTAAGTATGTCCTGCAACTGAAGCAGAACCCAGAGCCATTGTCGTTAACTGAAACTGGGTCACTGCCTCCACAAGCGGGACAAGGTAGCTTGTGTTTAACAAAAGGCATACGCCTTACTCCTCGTTGGTTTCCTCGTTAGAGGTTTCAATGATTGCATCATCTACTAGATGCTCGTCCATGCTACCAGTGAGAGCCATGATAGATGCGCGGGCTAGTGTTACGTTCAACTCTGCTTCGCGTAGCTTGCCTTGTCCGCTCACTAAGACTCCGAATAC